AATGATTGAGGGAATTGTGGGAACCTCTAAGGGATATTACATTGCCCGTAACAGGGACGAGTGGGTGAGTTATTTGAAAAGCATAAATGAACGGCTTGCTCATATCCAGAGTTTACGGGATGCACTTGCAGACCAATTCGATAATTGGGAAAGAATAAATCAGTAAAAACCAAAATTCAAGCGAATGAGAAAAAGCAGAATTATTAGAAAGAACACCGGGAATCAGGTGAGCAGATTGCCCCTGATCGGTAACATCCGCATCGGAGAGAAGCGGAAGAACTCAGCAGGGAAAGAATACCCTGTATCACTGGATTATTTCAAGGCGACCGGAGATTATGCCGGGAAGTTTGAAGAGGCGTACCCCGGACAGGCAAGCAAGATTCAGATTGTTTTTATATCTGATGACGATTTCCAGAGTTGCTACGAGGAGTGGGATGCGAGAGATGGAGAAGGACGCAGGGCAGGCTATGGTGACGGGCAAACTTGGTGGCTATGGAATGGTAAGGACTATGAGCCGACGGAAGACGAGGAGAAGGTGAAGAAGTGGAGCAAATCGAATGGCGTGAAGTGGAAACCTATTCTGACGTTACATTTCGTTATCCCGGCTATTCGTGGGGTGTTCGGCTGTTGGAGGTTCCAGACCTCCGGTGACAAGTCGAGCATGGTAGCGATCCGGGAGATGTATGACGAAATCAAGGCACAGGCAGGGACAGTGGTAAACATTCCCTTTGACCTGACGGTGAAGAAGGTGAAGAGTCAAAAACCGGAGCAGAAAAGCGTTTTCCCGGTGGTCAACCTTGTACCGAATATTTCGGCTGAAAACATGGAAGTGCTTCGGACATTCCTGATGGAAGGGACGAACATCAAGCAGTTGGGTATGCTGACGGAGGAGAAGCTGAGTGCTTTACCTCACAAGTCTGATGATCTGGAAACACTTTCACCGAAGGAGGAGAAGATACTTGAAGAGGAGAGGCGAAAGGATTTCGGAGATCAGGCGTTACCGGAGGGAACTTTATTTGAAGTTAAACCCGGAGATGAGGAGGACGATGGCTAAAAGGTTCACCGATACCCAGAAATGGGAAGACGACTGGTACATGAATTTGTCGAATGATTTCAAGCTGTTATACCAATACATTTTGGATAAATGTGATGCGGTCGGGGTCTGGAAACCCAACAGGAGGCTCGCAGAGTTTCATGTGGGCAACGAGATCGATTGGAACCAGTTCATGCTTGAGATGGATGACAGATTGGACACTACCAAAAAAGGTTACTGGTGGCTGACTAAGTTCGTGGAATTTCAGTACGGTACGTTGGATGAGGGGAGCGGAAGCAAACCAATTCAATCGTATATTAAATTACTGAAAAAACATGAAGTATGGGAAGACTACCGAAAGGGTATCAATAGCCTTAAAGAAAAGGAAAAGGTAAAAGTAAAGGATAAGGAAAAGGTAAAAGAAAAGAAGGGAGATGAATTGACTCCATACCGAGACTTTTATTTCCCTGAGTTTGCTCAGGCGAGGGAATCTGATAATAAAAGTGCTGTACAAGGATATTTCCGATTTGTCGGCATGATTTTCAATACGGAAGATTACCCGAATGCTTTGAACAAGCCTGCCTTTCATATCCTGAAGATTCCGAACCAAATGAAGTTTACGGATTACCTGAAGTTATCAAGTGAGGCGAAGAGGAGGGGCGTGAACATTATCGACCTTCTGAACTCAATGATAAATAACAGGAAGTATGCTGAAGGAAAACAATCACTTTACCTTACTCTCTTGAATTGGGTCAAAAAGGAACCCGTAAAAGGAACAAATCTTTAACAAAGGACGGGCAAACCTCCCGATTTGAGGCGGTTTACTATGACGGTGGTATGTAGGTATCACTGGAAAAGAGATCACCGAAATTTGGGAGGCTTTCGCCTATCCTGAAATTTGAAACAAATGAGAAATACGAGAATTGTAGCAAAAACCCGGAATGGGATGACGGTCGAGTTCAAGCGGAAGGATGTTCGAGGGATCGGAACGAAGCTGAATGATGGGACGTACCTTGATGTGGAACTGGTCGGAGGGTGGAAGATACCTATACATCCTGAATCTGGTAGAAGTGTAATTTTAAAGCTGTACGATTATGAGTGAGATAATGTACAGCAAGGCAGACCTCTTCGGATTCGCTGAGTATTATTTGAGGCTCCACCATCGAAAGATGACAATGGAGGAAATATTATTCAATTATCTGAAGGGACACATTAAACCGCAGGATTTGGTGGAGGATGACATTTTACCTATCAAGGACGTAAACGAGAAAGTTATCATACCACCGGATTATGTTTTAATTAATGTGAGGGATATGGCGTGCAAATTATCAGGGGTGACAGTGAAGGATGTAAACAGCAAGAAGCGTAACCGGGAATTTGTTGAGGTAAGGCAGATGACTTGTTGGATAGCCGTACAGATGGGATATGCTCCGAGGGATATTACACGCATTCTGAAATGGGACAGATCAGTGACGTACCAGAGAGTTGAAAAAGCCGAGGAACTGGCTTCCACGATTAAGGAATACAGGTGGCGGTTGAACGAACTGGCGAAAAGATTTGGACTGAATGGATTTATTGCATAGATTTACGTAAATTTAATCGATTGAAATTTGCGAGACTTGTGCGTTATGAATCTTTGTACATAGGTTCTATTATTCATGGCTTGGGGTGGCTCCGGGAGGGGTTGCCCCTTTTTTTTGCGGTAAACAATTATGAAATCTGAAGAGAACGAACAGTTATTGTTGACAACTGAGTTATGGGTTCACCGTCAGGTAGATACGATGCTGACCTATGCGGATGACTATTCTTTCAATGTATTCGGGTTCGATCACATGGGAAGGGCAGACTGTATTATGCGGACAGCGAACTTCGCTGCGGCCCTGCAGGATTGGGATTTGCTGCTGAATTGTATGATGCTGTTGAAGGAGTATAAAAGGTGGCCTGATTGGTTAGAACTGGACAGGAAGCAGAAGAAGATTTTGAAGGAGAAAGGCTATAAAAAGTTCAGGAGCCAGAGGAGTATGACGAGAGACCCTTATAAGTACACCCTGACCTCCATCTGCTTGATGGAAGGACTGAACGAGGATCAGCGGAAGGAATGGATCAGACAGGTACGCATACCGTTTTGGATGAATCGGAGCGGATTGTGGTTGTGGAAAAGGGCGTTACTGAATAAGAAATACCAACGGGCCTTTGAGTGGGTGCTGATGAGGGAAATGGACTGGAGGCTGTGGACGGAAAAATACCGGGATGGATGGAAGGAAAAGGAGAAGACCGAAAAGGGATTGCGGAGGTATTTTTATGACCGATTGGTGAACAACTTAGGTTATCCGGGGTACGTCAAGCACCTTCATGGTTGTATGATCTATGTTACAGGATCGGAAAGGCTCGGAGATAGGTTACTGAAATACACTCCACAGTGGAACCATGTTTTAAAGATATTGTGCGGAAGTAAACTGGTGCATCTGGAAATCGATTTCATTGAAAATTACCGTAACAAGAAGGGGTTCCAATGGAACGGGGAGGCATGGAGGTCTGAGGAGTGGAGGAAATTACCCGAGACGGAAAAATATAAATGGGACAAGGATTGGCTTGATATGTTGTATAACCGATGGAAAAAACAAAGGAATGGATAAGATTCAGCAGGAAGTACAGGACATAGTTTTTCAGCATCTGGACAGGTTCCAGAAAGCTGTACTGATTGGGAGCCATGCTATCTCTGGTGGAAGGAAAGTACACAAAGATGTGGTGACATTGATGGCAGGGGAAGCCATGTTGCCTGTGGATGGAAGTGTACCGAATGATTTTGCTCAGGCGTTCAACAATACACTGGCTGTTCTGGTTAAAACAGTAGTAGCAAATTCAGACGGTCGTGGAATGGTCAAGCGATCGGCATTCAAATCATACATAATTACCATAAAAACATCATTTAAAGAGGGACAGAATGAAAATAACCGAACTGAAGGTGAATGAGCGGAACCCCCGGTACATCACCAAGACGAGCATGGAGAGATTGAAGGAAAGAATACAGGATTTTCCGAAGATGATGAAGCTACGGCCTATCGTAGTGGATCAGGATAACACGATATTGGGAGGAAATATGCGGTACAGGGCATTGGTGGAATTGGGGTACAAGGAAATACCTGAAGATTGGGTGAAGAGGGCCGAGGAGTTGACGGAGGAGGAGCAGCGAAAGTTCATTATTGGTGACAACGTGGGATTCGGTGAATGGGACATGGACACATTGGCAAACGAGTGGGAGGTTGACGAACTGGATGATTGGGGAATTGAAACTTTTGTGGGTGAGGAAGAGGAAGAAATAAAAGAGCCAGAGGTAAAGTTCAGCGAGTTTCTGGACGAGGAGCATAATTACGTTGTATTGTATTTCGACAATAGGATTGATTGGCTTCAGGCATTGACGGAGTTCAACCTTGAGGCGGTAAGCGCAAAGCGGTCGAATGGGAAGGAATGGAGCAAGGGAGTTGGAAGAGTGGTAAACGGCACACAATATCTGAAAAGCAAGAAAAAATGAAAGGCAGGAATGTGAGGGAAAGGATTTACCTGACGGGTGAAGAGTTGGACAGGATGGAATTGGACATAATGAATCGCAGACATATTGAACGGTATGGAATAATAAGACAATATTGCTCCGGGGTTGTGATGGATGTGGCTTGCGGATGTGGCTATGGCTCATATCTGATCAGTAAAAACCCGGATGTTGAGGACGTTATTGCTTTCGATCAGGAACAGGAAGCAATCGAATGGGCTCAGGTCAATTTCGGGCATGGCAAGGTTCAGTTCAAACAGTCAACGATCAAACAGTTCAACATGGAAGCTGACATGGTAGTAGCTTTTGAAATTATTGAACATCTTCATAAACCAAAACAGCTGATCGATTTGATTGAAAGGTCAAATGCTATAAAGGCATTGATCAGTTTTCCAACGAAAAAGACCACACATTACAATCCTCACCATTATCACGATTTTGACAAATGTGACATTATCGGAATGTTTAGCAGGGAATGGAGGGAAAAGGATTTCATTGAATTACACAGGGAACACGGCATATTATGGATGGAAAGGGATTAAAATACAGGATCTACGTTGCTTCATATAAACGGCCTCAGTTGGCTAAGACACATAAATACCTCCGGGAGATTGTTTACGTTGTGATGGAAAGCGAAGAGGAGGAGTACAAAAAACTTGGGGTGAAGGTCTGGGCGATTCCTGATGAAGTACAAGGAAATCTGGCGAGGGTCTGGAATTATATACTGGATAACGCAAAGGAGAAGAACATTGTTCTGATGGACGATGACATTAATTATTTTGGAAGGTGGAACGGGAATAAGGATAAAAGGCTGAAGGAGGAAGATGTTTACCAGATGATACAGGAGGGAATGTTACTGGCGACCGATTTGGGCGTGAAATATTGGGGCGTGAATTGCCTGAAGGATAAAGGGGCGTACAGAGAATACACTCCATTTGGCACGGTGCATTATATCGGTGGCCCGTTTCAAGCTCACATGGACAATCCATTGAGATATGACGAAGCATTATTTCTGAAGGAAGATTACGACATGACGTTACAGGTATTGAATGAATACAGAAAGAACCTTCGATTGAATATGTACCATTACGTTTGTGAGCAGAACACCTTGCATGGAGGGGTGGCAGCGTATCGAAATGTGGACACGGAAATGGAACAGAATAAAAGGTTGCAGAGGAAGTGGGGCAAGAGAATAATTGCTTTTGACAAATCGAACAAATCAGGAAAGGAAAAGGAATACGACATAAACCCTATCCTGAAAATACCAATAAAAGGAGTATGAAAGAAAAAGACTCATTCACAGAACTAATGGGGTATCTCAGGAAATTGAAAAGGGAAGGGGCCACGATCACCAGTTGGCTCCCACACTATGAAAGCCTGAACGGAAAACATACAGGTAAATTTTGGATTGACATTGAAGGAGAGGAAAAAATATAAAAACTATGGCAGACGGAGAACTTTGGGAATTATCCTGCCCGAATTGTGACGGCAGTGGATTCATCGTAGCAACAGACATCCCGGTCGAAGTGATTCCAGAGAAACCAGACCCCGGAGATGCGGAACAAGTCAAAGGGGAAGGAGAAAGGTACAGAACCGTGAGGAGGAAACCACGATGGAAAGATTCAGAAGGAGTGGAAAGGATGGAATGCCCTGACCATTTCCCGACTCAGATTGTGAGAATGAAAAAAATAACACCTGCACCATGAAACGGAAATTTTTGGGAATGGAACTGACTATCCATCCACGGGACAGAAGACCTGTGCGAATGAATTATTTCAGAGAGTTGAGAAAGGAAGAAGATGGCGTACAAAAAAGACAAACTGCTTGATCAAAGCATTGATGCGGTCAGGAAGCACAAGCTGTTTTTCATCGAGGACATAATAGGATTCGTGCCTTGTAACAGATCGACATGGTACAATCTTTTCCCGGCAGGATCGGATGAAATGGATGCTATAAAAGAGGAGCTTGAAAAGAACAAAATCAGCATCAAGGTATCACTGAGGAAGAGGTTTTACGATGGAGATAGGACGGCAGAATTATTGGCTTTGTACAAGCTGATCTGTACCCCGGAGGAGAGGGCAATGCTTTCCATGAGCGGGGAGGTCAATGTGAACGTAAACACGACCGGGGAACAGCTATTCAATCTGGGATTATTAACGGAAGGGGAGAGAAAGCTGTGGTACAAATTGTATGACAAGGCTTGTGGGAAGGTGGAAACAATCGACATAGACTATGAAGAAATTAACAGCATGCGGAATGCCCTGGGGCAAGGAGGAGGAACCGGACCCGATGGTTGAGGCGGTTGAGGAAGTGAAGAGATTGCTTGAAGCTGCTCGAATGGAGGGAATGAGCAGGGAAGAGTTGGAGAAGACAATACGGGATAGGATGGAACAGGAGTTCGGGCCGGGAGATTGGAAAGCGGAAGTGGCTTTGAAATCCTTTTTACAACTGATTGAGAGGGTTGAAAGTGGCGAATTTGAATAAGTGTACAATTTCCACTTATCGCTCAGCAATCCCAATGTGGCCAACTGATACAGAGATCAGAACGACAGTGGACGGATGGTATTACTACGGACGAGAAAACAGGTAGCCGCTCAGCTTATACGGCATGCCGCTTATTTTAAGGATATGGCGAAAATGATCAAAAAAGAGGAACCAACAAAGGTGCTTGGTGTGACGGTGAACCCCCCGAAATGGTACAAGGGAAAGGAAGCACCAGACGATAACCGGGACATTCTGGCATTGATACGAAAGCCAGTGTGGGTTGAGGCAAAGAAGAGGGTTGAACTAATGGAGGCGATGGAGGTAATACACCGGGAGTTCAATGGACATTATTTCTTCATGGGAAAACCTTTACCGAATAAGAACGTAATACTATGGACCGAGATACCGGACGGATGGCAGTGATCTGGGAAACATATATCAGTGGGAACGTGGTGGACATTGTTATCTGGCTTTTGGCCTTATTCATGGCGGTGCGGTACGGGGTTTATTATTGGAGGGATCGAGTACGGGCCACGTTGGGGTTGTTCGTTCTGCTGCTGTGCTTTTACGGGTTCTGGCTTATTGTGCGGTTAGGTCGGATGCAGTGGACGATAGGGGAATTGATTAGGAGATGTAACGAGGCCGGGGTCAGTCTGGAAGGAATAATACCGGAGTAATGCAGAAGCACGTTAGGGTTTACCTGAAGCATTTCGGGTACGGGGAACAGGATTGGATAGCATGCGAGAGATGTGGAGGCACGGCTGTGGACATTCATCACATCGATGGAAGGGGGCCGGGGAAGGACGTAATAAACAATCTGGTGGCGTTATGTAGGAAGTGCCACAAGGCGGTACACGATGATCCGAAGCGGAATGCAATATTGAAAAGAAATTTACGACCATGATTAGAATGGATGGCGAATACCCGACAGAAGAATATTTGGAATACATTGAAAATTACGATACCATTGAGGGGAGCGGATTCGATTTATTAATGGACGTTCTGGATAATTGGTGGATGGATTACGGGGTGAAGGTTCAGCGTAAATACAGGGGAGAGATAAAGGTATTTCTAAGCACCGGGGGGTGGAGTGGTAACGAAAGCATGATTTATGCCCTGAGAGCAAATAAATTGTTTTGGATGAGATACTATTACAGCCATCGGGTGGGAGGGCATTACGTATTTATATTCCATGAATGAGATTGATTTACATACGGCAGAGTGGAGATTCCGGGACAGCTTTGAGGACTTTTTCCGGGAGGCGTGGAAGGTGATTGAACCAGAAACCAAGCTCGTATGGAATTGGCATCATTCGTATTTATGCGAGCAGTTGAAAACAATCAGGGATCAGGTGGCAGGGAAGGAACTCAGGGAGCATGACACGATTATCAACGTACCTCCCGGGACGATGAAGAGTTCACTGATCACGATAGCATTTCCGGTCTGGTGCTGGATTAGTCACCCATGGATGAAGTTTCTCACCATGAGTTACAATGCTGATCTGGCTATCAAGCATGCAGTGATGAGCCGGGACATCATTGAATCGGACTGGTTCAGGGATCACTTCGGGCATTTGTGGCGGTTGAAATATGATGTAAACAAAAAGAGTGAGTACGCCAACAATAAAGGAGGGAACAGGATCGCTTTCGGGGTGAAGGGAGGAGCGACAGGGAAGCATGGCGACATTTTGATTTGTGACGATCCGATGAATCCGAAGATGGCTAACAGTCAGGTGCAGTACGAGGAGGTTAACAGATGGTGGGACAATACGATTTATAATAGGATGACGAACCCGGAGGTCAGCCATAAAGTGATTGTAATGCAGAGGCTGAGCGTGAATGATTTGACGGGGCATTGTATGAAGAAGCAGGACGAGGGAATGAGGTTGTACAGACAGATTTGCCTTCCTGCACAATTTAGTTCATTAATCAAACCGGAGAGGTTGAAAGATATGTACACGGATGGTTTATTAGACCGTATTCGATTGACTGCCAATGTATTGAAACGTGCAAGGGTATCACTTGGCTCTAACGACTATTCCGGTCAGTATCAGCAGAATCCGATTGCTGAGGAAGGGAACCTTGTACGTCCTGAGTGGTTCAAGCGGTTCAGGCTGAAGGAGTTGGAAGAGCGAGCCTATCAGGAGAACGAACAGATTGTTTGGAACGTGTTCATAGATGGAGCCTATACGGAAGATCGGTTGAACGATCCTACGGCATTATTGTGTGCCGGGGTGTGGGAGAATGATTTGTACATCCGGGACGTGGACAGGGTGTGGATGGAATTGCCTGAATTGATCAAGCACGTACCGGGATTTTTGGGACGGAATAAGATGAACGGAGAAAGTGCTATTGTAATCGAGCCGAAAGCGTCCGGGCATTCGATTGCTCAGATGCTGAAGAGGTACACGGATTTGAACGTAGTGATTGACAAACCACCGAAGGATGGAAAGACAGAGCGGATGAAGTCAGTGCTGCCCTTTATTGAATCTGGACGGGTGTATCTGGAAGAGTCAAGCGGATGGGTTCCAATGTTGGTAGATGAATTGAAAGCATTTCCCTTTGGGGAGCATGACGATATAGCGGACACTCTGGTGATGGCGATTACGAGGATGGGGCAGATGAAGCACCGCAGTTCAGTGTTAGGAATGAAAAGCTTTTAAGATATGACAGTAGCATTGGTTGACATGATCAGTATTTTGATTCAGGTGGCGATATTCGGTCTGGCGGTCGGCTTCCTGATGGGAATGGCTTACGGGAAATCGGACAAGTGACTCTTTTATTGCTGATAGGGTGGATCGGGGCGAGGACTCTGGCGAAGGTCTGGAAGTACGATGACTTTGGATATTTTGTATTCTGGAAAGCGTTGGAATGGCTATTTGCTATCTATCTGATTATTAATATTATAAGTAAATTAATTAAAAAGGGTTAGGAAAGGGTATCTATACCCTATGGAAAGGGATAAAGAAAAAGAAAAAGAAAAAGATAAGGATAAAGAAATGGATAAAGAAAAGGAAAAACAACTGTACAAGATTACTCAGGCATTGGAGAAATCAATTTTTGCAAAGATACCTCAGCTGAATGGACAGAGGGAAGTGTATCTGCCGAAAGTGTATTTTGAGAACCTGACGGATGAGGAGTTTATTGTCTTATGGAGGTTGCCGAAGTTAAGGATCAGGTGCAGCGCAGAGACAGGGAACTATATCGAGGAAAGGCGCAAGCTGTTGGGATTAAAGAGGTCGTATGGGTCTGAAGTGATTGACGGAGATAGTACGTAAAAATTTTACGTGAGCATATAGGCAGAAATATACTAACTTGTGAAGGTTTATAATTCATAAAATCAAAATCAAATGGCAACAGCACAGAAAAAAAGTTCAACAGGAACCGCTTCAGTGAAGAAAGCAGCACCGAAGAAAGCGGCTCCAAAAAAGGAGAAGGAAGAGAAGCCGAGCATAAAGGTGAATGAGAAACTGGCTGACCCTTCTGTTATCCTGAAGAGTTACGAGCAGCTAATCGACAATTTAGCCGCAGTCGAAGCGGCCCAGAGAATGAAGAACAAACCGTACAGGATTTATTTCGTTCACAGGAAGAGGGCCGAAGTGATGAAACTCAACTTCATTAAAAGCATGAGATGATCAAGCTGACAATTCGAGGGAAGGAATATACGGCCCCGCAGAATTGGAAGGAAATCACTCTACAAAAGTTCATTGAACTGTGCGACATTGAAATTCCAGAAAAGTTACGGCAACTGTGGGTGGCCTCAGCCGGGGAATCTGATGAGGATTACAAAAAGGCTGACGAGGCTATTGGAGTGGTGGAAATTGAAAAGACTTTCCCTGAGTATTATGGGAAAGTGATAAAGTGCCTGACGGACATCCCGGAGGACGTTATTGATCTGATCCACGGCTCGCTGAGGGAACAATTTTTCAATAAGCATCTACGGCATTACATTTATT